ATGCCAAGATGTAAGAGTTGCGGGACTGAGTATTGGATCAGCGGTACGCAGTTGTGCGGCGACTGCGAGTCTCGTGAGGCGTCGAAGCAGCTTCAAGTTTTGATGGACGAAATGATCCTCACAACTTCGATCGATGTACCCAATCGCGCAATCGAAAATGTTATCTCAATCGTCGCATCGGAAACAGCGATCGGCATGAGCGTGTTCAAAGACATCGCGAACAACTGGCGCGATTTCGTTGGCGGGAGATCGGAAACGTCTCAAAATGCTCTCAGGGAAACGCGGGAAGCCTGCATTGAGGGTCTGAAGAAAGAAGCGGCGAAGGTCGGCGCAGACGCTGTGATCGCTGTGGATTTCACTTACAATCAGCTGAATACCAGTGGCCCTGGCGGAATACTGTTTGTCGCCGCTACCGGCACAGCAGTAGCTTTAAAACCGACAATCTAGATTATTGCCGATCGGGCACGCCGATCAATCGCCAAACATGGGCTTTAGGTGGATCGCGTCACTCGGCTTGTAGGTCCATCGCCACTTATTGTTTAAAGCCCGCGCCAAGCGCGCCGAAATCTCGTTACGGGCTGGCTCGGCATAGAGGGTGAGCTTGTTGGCGTAGGTTTTTGCCAGATCATCCGGCACCGCCGTCAGCACTTCGGCAATGAAGCTTTCCACTTCGCATGTCTCGATCTTCCTGTCGCCCTCGTAGAAGGTGTAGGTGTGGCCTAGGTATCGAGCGACGACGACGGCGACTTCCCTTGTTGCGTGAGGCATGCGCCGCCGTTGCACACCGGTGCCACCAAAGCCGTTTCTAAAAGTCCTCGGCACGACCGCCAGAGCAACTGTGATAGCCTTCTCGATGTCGTTGTCCAAAGCGGGGTCCATCGGTCTCTCCTTAAAGTCTCAACGCGGTTTTGAGGCCGCGTTGAGGATGCTTCGAGGAGCCTTTAATGCCCGCTTAAATGGGCATTTTTGAGAGTGCGCCACGCATATGCCGCAGCCAGGCTGACCACTCCGTTACCGGCTGCATCGGATCGGTCCATCCGATCGGCCATCCCATGATCCAGTCCGAAAAGTTCGGGTTGAAGGTCAGGTCGCCGGGTGAGGATCGGTGCCCAGCGTTCAAACTCAGATGGAGCGGGCGGGAAAATGGGAATTTGAACGGCCGCGTCGGCGTCGCTCCGCATGCCTGCATCAGTAGCCATATCTGCGTCCAGAGCCGAGCAGCCTTCCCGATGCCGAACTGCGACCCGGCTGCTGCCGCATCGTCCCTCATCTTGAAGCAGTTGTTGACCAGTTCCATTTCGATCTTCGTGCAGTAGATCGATTTTGTCGGCGTGGGCCACAATGAAGAGCCGCCGACGCTGGTGGGATGCGCCAGTTTCTGCCGCGCTGAACAAGCCCGCTTTGACTGTAAAGCCCATTGCTCGAAGGTCCCCGAAAACCGTATCGGCTCCCAGGGACATATGGCCTTCGACGTTTTCGAAGAAGCACCATTCGGGATCGAGTTCCTCGGCGATCCTGCGGACGTGAGGCCAGAGGTGCCGGGGATCGTCTTCGCCCTTGCGCCGGCCGGAAAAGCTGAAGGGCTGGCAGGGATATCCGGCAGTGAGGATATGAACCTTTCTGCGCCAAGGCGCGCCGTCGAAGGTGGTAACGTCATCCCAGACAGGTGCTTTATCCAGGGTCTTGTCGTCCATCCTCGCCACGAGAGTGGCCGCAGGGAAGGCTTCCCGCTCGACGTAACAAACAGTTCTGTAGGAGGGTTCGGCAATATGGAGGCCGAGTTCAAGGCCGCCGACGCCAGCGCAGAGCGAGACGCCGCAGAGATCATTTCTGGAGGTATGTAGAGCCACACGAGTTCATCCTTGGTTGCCGCTCCTGGCGGTCGGTTAAGGGCTCTGTTGGCCTCAAATGATTGATGGTGCCGCAGCGGCGGCACTTGATTTCTATGTCGTTGGAAATGGCTCCCTGTCCAGCCCTAAAAAGAAGGGCTGAGCAGGTGCCACAACGAATGTTTTGCATATCAAAAAGCTCACGAGTCAGTCACAAGAAACCCGCCCTGCAGGGTACGGGTGCGACGGTTATCGTGTGTCGCTGTCGGACGGGTTTGGACGCCAATCTTTGCCCCGTCGCTTGGGGTGTTTCAGCACCCCGGCCACCCGGTCTTGTCCGGATGGATGTTCGCAAATCCTACGGCCTGACGAGACCGAGGCGAGGCACGAGGCCCTCAATGATTACGCACCGCTGAAGCCAGTTTACATCAGCTGTGGGAGCGGCAGCGCCACCGAAGGCCGGGGCAAACCTGTACGTGGAATTCGCGTCGTCGTTGACGGCGTCACAGGGTATGCCGCCATAGACGATCGGCATCCATCCGCCTGCGCCCGAGTTGGCTCCCCACATCAAGCCGCCGCCAGTGTACGTTCGCAGGCCATTGTTGGCGCGCGTGACGAAACTGGTCGTTGGGGTGCGCTGCAACGGATTGGCTTTGGCGAACATGATTGCCGTGACTGTCTTCCCGGCCATCGAAGCCCGCTCGGCCGCATCAAAGGAGTTGGACAGGCTGGAGAAGTGACCGTTTGCATCGGCCGGCTTTACCCTGGCGGAGTAGGCCGCTCCGGAACCGGGGAAGATGTTGGCGGGGTCCGTATCCTTCGTGACGGTGTTTCCTGCCACGTTCTGGAAGTTCACGGGAACCGTGCTCGGCCAGTTCGCGAGATCGCCGTTGACGAACAGGTTTGTGCCGATCGGCAGCTCCATCCAGCTGACCGTCGAGAACGCCGCTTTCCTTGCTTTCCTGAACGTATCCAGAAGCGCATCAGTGACCTTTTGCGCGCCGGCCGCATTGGCTTGCGTGTCCGAAGGGTGGACAACTGGTGTCCCCTCGCCGGTCCGATAAAGGTTCGCATCCTTGCCGGCGTCGATGAAAAGCTTGTGGCTATCGACAACCGTGAGGCTCGGGAAAACCGAGGCAACGCCGAGAATGGCGTTATAGACCTTGTCGTAACCCGTGGTGTCGCGCCACGGGTTCTGTGTGGTGATGACCTGCGGAACGCCTTGCCACTGCCAGCTTATCAGGCCGATGACCGACCAGAACAGCCCGCGTCCGATCGCCAGATCGTTGCCAGGCGTTTCAAACGTCGACATGTTATGGCCGTGATGGATGATCGCCACGTCCGGTTTCGGTATCGCATCGACTGCGGCTGGTTTGCGGGAAGCTTCGAACATGCATCCGGCAACCTGTCCCGGCAAAGAGGCAAGCCAGACATCAATGGTCTGCGATGTTCCGTTGCGAAGCGTCACCGGCGCGGCATATTCCTTCGGGCCGTTGGCGGACGCGCCGCCCCATTCAGCCCACCGGTGCATGATGACGGTGGCGTTATAGAGATCGCCCAAAGCCACCGCGAACTTGTAATAGGTGCCGAACTCCGAATGCGCGGTGCTGTCGCCGTCAATAAAGATGACGACGTGTTCACCAGCTTCAAGCTTGGTCTTCATATTTCCGAAAGCGTTGGCAACGGATTGCTCGCCTCTCAATGGCGAGGGCATCAAAGACACGTCGGCCGGCTGCGCCAAAGGGATGTTGAGGGAGCGAAACAGCCCGTTCATTCACCACTCCAGGCCTTGATGACCTTGGCGTCATTGTTGCCCGAAAGGGTGAGACGCACATTCGGGCATTTGGCAAACCGCCGCATCGGCGGGATGGTGCTGGCGCTGATACCGCCAAGCGACACCCAAGGTGCGGCATTATCCGCCTGCCCCTCGATGTTGACGACGGCCGAGGAGCCGGGCGGGATGTCGGCCTGGATGGAAAAATCACCGGCAGGGTTGAATACGCCGCCGATAGCGGTTGCGGTGTTGGCATTGAGACGTTCGGGCATCGGGTGTCCTTTGAAGTGTGGGTTACGCTGAAGGGGCGAGGATTTGCGCCGCTCGCTCTGCCCCGAAAAGCGTGGTGGCGATTTGCTCCAGCAGCGGCCACAGTTCATGGTCGCTTCGGAAGGAGCTGGCGCTTTCGAAGATTTTTCGGACGCGGAAGGGCTGCTGGTCCATGGCGGCGCCGACCTGATCTGCTTCGTCGTCCGTCATCCGGGACCAGAGGTCGACGTTAAAGACGATGGTGACAGGTTCCGGTAAGACGATAGGCGGCGCGGACGCTTCCAACTCCGCGATTTCTTCGGCGGTCAAATCTACTTCGACTATTTCGCCTGTTTCGGCATTCGCGACTAACCTTTTCACCCCTTCATCCCTTCAATGTAAAATCTGCCGTATTGAATTGTTGTTGCAGAAGTTAATGCCATGCGCAGAGCATTCATTGATATGGCTCTCTTATTTGCAGAACCAACCTCCCTTATGTATCTGCCGTTAGGTACTTGCCCGTATGTCTGGGCGTGAATTATCGCGTTTCTGTTGTTGTTGAATGAATGGACAAGAACCGTTGAAGAATTAGCCCAACCGGTAGCGCCGGAATGGTCACCAAATGACGGGGCAACCGAGGATATATTCTCGTCACCATTAACAATGTTGCCGCCTGATGCCGTTGAGTTTTGTACGAGCGTATAGGCAAACTCATCGTTGTCCATGTAGAAGCTTGAGCCATTGTCCGAAGAAAATCTTAGCCCACTTGATGTGTTGCCGTTAGCGATGAATGAGCACTGTATTCTTAGGGACCTGAATGCGCCAAGATTGTTGATATCGAGACCAGTCAATCCGTCGAGGACATAGTCCCCGATAAACACCCATCCGCCGAGGACCTGACGTGCTTGTGCGGGGGTCAATCTCTCGACCTCACCCACGCCGGCAGCGACCCTCCCGAGAAGGGCAGGCGAACCGATTGTCGCAGGCCCGAGGGTTTTTCCGTCTGTGGTGGTAAACTGGGCAAGTGCACCAGCCGATACAGCTGCGGCTGGCCCAACCACATCACCTGTGCCCGTGCCATCGACGCCGGCTCGTGCGAAAAGCTCCCAATCCGCATTTGCCGTTGTGGGAAGCACCGGGGGTGCAACGTTTGCATTGGCGCGCAGGGCGATCCACGCCGACTTATTGTTCTGGACAACGTCGTTTTTCGAGTAAGCCGCAGCTCCATTCCAGGCGCCACGCCACGTGATGCCGGTCGGACCGATATTCCCCTGATCACCCTTCTCGCCCGTGAGGAATGCCGGAGCCGACCAATCGCCAGCGGTCGCGGATTTCTTGAAGTAAAGCGCTGCTCGCTGATTTCCAGCGTTTGACACCAGCACAATGAACCCGGCCGCTTCACCGTCATAGGTTACGAGGTTAGCAGGGGTTTCAACGGTGGCATCCGCCTCGATGCCCTGGATGAGCGACGTGCGCGGAATGATCGTCGCCGTGCTCGGCCCTGTGAGAAGGATAAGATGATCCTGCTCGCCCTGGACGCCAGCGATGGCCGCGATGGTCGGATTGTTCAGCCGGCGCAGCAGCTCAGAGACAGCGGTGGCATTAGCAGATTGCTGCGAGGTGTAAGTGTTTTCCCGGACCAGGGCATATTTGTAGGTTCCGGACGCGCCCTGCCATTTGATCGCGGCTGTCATCTGCGTGTCGGTAATCGGATGCTCGGATGCGCCGGCGCTGTCGTCGGGCAATATGGGCAACGGATTGCCCTCGGCCTCAACGTGAACAGTGCCGCCGACAATGAGGGCGGTTTTCCATGCGGTGTCGATACCGTTGATGACGGGCGAACCGTTGACGAGGGCAATTGTGCCGCTGATGTAAAGTGCGGTCATGATCAGTCTTTCTTCGGGATGCCAAAGATGTAGTAGCGAATGCCGATCACCGGCGATGATGGATAGGTGTAGGAAACGGAGTAGCTGCCGCCGCCATTGTTGATGACGCGAGCGTAAGCGGCCGCTCCCGAGAAGGTCGTAAAGACCGCCGCGTTTGAGTTGATCGTCACATATGAACTGTCGCCCGAATCTCTCCACGAGAAACCAACCGTCGGGTGATTGACGCGATACTTGGCGGTGATCGGCGGGCGGATCATTTTTGAATATGAGTTGTCGCCGCCATTCTCTCCGCCATAGCCAGAATGCACCGTCATGTAGCGGACGATCGGATAGAAGTTCGTCGTGTCGATCGGGATAGCCGTGTTCTGTGCGCCGCCGCCAACACCAAAATACCCCTGGGCAAGTAGTGAGATCGCCGGCCAGCGGCTATCGACGATGATATCGGCAAAGGCGGGCGGATTGCCGGCACCTGGTCGCAGGAACTGGATAACGTCTTCGCCATTCTCCTCGAACATGCGGTAGACATCATTATCGCCAGCCGTTGGTGGCGTCTGGTCGAAAGCCACGACCATGAAGCGCGCCCGGCATCCGCCATTCGGATTGCTGAAGTAGAGGCGATTCCCGGCAATGCGCCAGTCCGCTCCGCTCTGTGCCTCGTGAGGATTGGCAGGATAGACGATGGTGCCGCCCGTATAGAAATTGACGATGCACATGGTGCCGTCAGGCACGGCCATGGGCAGCACATATTCCGATCCGCCCGGAGGCACGTAGACGTCATCGGCCGCGACGATCTTCGTTGGCCGATTGGTGCTGTCGAAGGCGAGTTGCGTTCCAAACGCGGTATCGACGTTGTAGCCGGGCTTTGCCACCCGCAGCCCTGAACTATCCAGATTGACCGCGAAGTGCTCCGGGTTTGGCGGCATGGGCTGGGCATCGACGATGCCCGCTTCGTCACCCGGCAGGTTCCAGACCACAAGTTCGTTGGTCAGGTAATTGTAGTTCCCCGAGTTGACAGGTCCGAACATATTGGACAGCTGAAGAATGTCGCCGAAGGTACGGTAATTGGTATCCACCAGAGTGCGGTTGTTCAGTTTCCACCCGAAGTCGGACTGGTCGTTGAGCGGCATCACGGTCGCGATGCGCTCGCCTCGGCTCTCGTATCCATAGGTGCTGAGGATCGAGCGCGCGTTGACGTAATAATTGTCAGTGATGCGGCGAACGAGGACATCAAACAGCGGCAGTGTGTAGTTCAGACCGGGAAAATATGCCGCCCGATAAAACACCCGGTTCTGTGCAACGTCACTCGGATAACGCCAGCTGCGCAGAGAGAAGTTATCGACGCCGGCGCCGGGTGGATAATTGTATTCGCCGTCCCGGAACGGCTGGGTGTCGCGACCGGCAATCTTCGCCTGGACAGCGAATTTCGAATTGTAGAGGAACGCGCCCAGCGTATTGTCATGGGTCATGCCGGGGTCATAAGCGCCCTTGGTAATCTTGACGCTGCCGACGCCCTCATAATCCAATCCGATGTGAAGCTGAATCATGCTGATCGAATCCTCATTCGTCCGTTGTTGAGGTCGAGCATCATCTTGCCGTTATAGCCTTCCATGTAGGCGGCGCGCACCGTTCCGATGTTGGCAACGGCGAGCTTCGCGCCATTTTGGTCGAAGGTGAATACGCCCTGACCGCCCGAGCCGTCCGGGGCGACAATTATAAAGCGGTCCGAATAATGGATTTCCTGCGCCTTAAGGACGCCGCCCTGATTGATGATTTCGAGGATGAATGCTCCCAGGGCAGTCTGGTCTCCTTTTTGGGCGCGGACCCCGAATTCGACGTTTGCCAGAGTGTCTCCCACGGTGTTGGCCTTCATCGAAAGGTAGCCTTCCGCCAACACATTCCCCATCTCGGCGCGGACAGCCGAAAGACGGCGAGCCATTGCACCTTCAGCCGTTACGCGGGTTTCGCTCTCATCTATGACGCTTGCGATTGCGCCGCCGAGTTCCGATCGGATCACGTCACGGTCGAGTTGGTTGATGACATCGCTTGAAACGACAGACAGGGAGAGGCTTTCCACCATACCCGCGAGCTGGTCCATCTGGTGCTGCAGTTCCATCATGCGGTTTTTGACATCGTCGCGGACCTGGCCGAGACCAACCGTCACATCGGAACCGTCAATGTTCGGCGTGCGGACCGGAAGCCAGCCGCCCCAATCGGTCGGGCGGTTCGATGTCGGAACGAACTTGCCGCGCGCCTGGTAGTCGGCATTCCCCGCAAGCACGGCATTCAAAATCCACGCATAGGGCGGTTCGTACATCACGGTAGCATCGCCGCTATCGAACACGAGTTCATCAGTCGCAGTCAGCTTCACCTGGACGCGCACATAGCTGACATCGTCCTGACCGGGTGCGCAGCGCACTTCAATAGTCGGATAGCGCGGATTGCCTTCAGCATCGGGAAGCGTGGCCGGAAACACCTGCCAGCCGTACATCGGCTGCGGCGGTACGGGAACGGGACCAATCCAGCCAATGACGGGCGGAACGATGATTGACGGCGGATCATAGTCGGACGGATCGATTTCCTTGATGATGACGCGCTGAAGGCGGCCGGGCATCGGGATCGCCCGATCAACCAGAAACTTCTTGTTCGAATAGCCGTTTCCGTCGCTCGACCAGGCAACCGGGTCGTTGGGCTCAAGTGCTGCCGCGTTGGGCGGCAGGGTAAACTCGTGGGTGCGCCAGCGCTGTTCGTCCAGAATCATCGTCGAGGTGAGCGACTGCACCTGAGCGGACGACGACACGGCATCGAAACGAACAGAGACGGCCAGGCGCTCGCCACCGTCGCGGGCAAGCAGCTCGGGCGAGGACTGTTCCGGAGCGTCCTTGTCGGCCCAGCGCTGCGCCGGTTCCGGATAAACGCCGGTGATGGTGTTGTGCGTAGCGGCGATCGTCGGGAAAGGCTCATAGTCCTGGTCGGACGTGACGACGATTTCCCGATCGGTAAAGCTGTAGACGGCGGCGCCAGGCGCACCGATCAGCATCTTGATCCGGCCGCCCACTTCCGCAAGTCTTCCGCTACAGCCAAGGCGCAAATCCTCGATCACATCGAGGCCGTCTCGATCGACCGACACTTCCAGACCGCCCCGGAACTGGCGACGGCCGCCGCCCATGTCGCGGTCGGCTTCATTAAGCGCCGCGATCCACGAGGAGACCGGGAAACGGTAGGTGGAAAAGTTGCGGCCGCCATGAACCCACCGGCCATTGTAATAGATGCCGCGTGCGATGTTGTAGATCATTAGCGGCAGGTTATCGCTCGGCTCCCATGTCGAGGGATCGTGCCAGCGATGCGAGCCATTGCCGCCGACGCTGCTGTCCTTGCGGATGTCATAGAGGCGCATCGGCCGTGGCTGATAAAGACCCTGCGGAAAGCCGTTGCGGAACAGCTCCTCGTGGCGGCGGGCGGTGACAATGACGATCTGGCAACCCCGGCCGATCATCGTGTCCTTGTAAGGCCGCTCGGCTCTGCCGCCGAAGCGGGACAGCAAAAAGCTGTCGGCCGTGGTCTGCGAGCCGTCAAGATACTTGAACCAGAGATAGTCTACGCCGTTTCGGCGATACTGCGCGACGGGATAGCCCCGCCCGTCCGGATGCGGTTCGTTCCAGAGGATCGTGCCGGCCGTGTCGCCGAACCAGACAGCGTCCACGCCCTGCGGCCCGGCATAGGAGGGGAGGCAGGAAATCTCGATGACTTCTGTCGCATAAGCGTTCGGGGTGTTCTCTTCCTCGCCCCAGCTCCCGAAATAGGCGCGGCGGCCGGCCGTTGCCCTGGTGCCGATCAGATAGGAGCGCGGAACGCTTTCGCCCATCTGGATCGACAGCTTGACGCCACCGGTACTCTGCTGGTTCTTGCGGGCCTCACGCCGCGCCTTCGCCTGCTGGTAAAGTGACAGGCCGACATTGATGGCAAGGCCGATTGCGAGCTTGACGAAGGTGCCGGCAGACAGGATCGATCCGGCAATACCGGCGATCAGACCTCCGACCGGCGCGGCCTTAACGGCCGTCGCGGCAAACAGCAGAAATGCGAGTGTCCATAAAAGGCGCTTCAAAGCCATTCTAACCTACCTTGAAGCACATGGCGGCTTTGAGCAGATCGACCGTGCCGATGCCTGTTTCACCGAGAACAAAGATGCGCTCGCCATTGACGACGCCAAGCGCATGACCGATCGGCCCGCCGACTTCGATTGCGGCGATATCGCCCACACGGGCTTCGCTCGGATGGATGACCGGCAGCATCGAGCCGACCAGTTCGCCCAGCGTCTCGAAACCGAGTTCACGGATCAGTCGGGCAGCGCTGGCAGCGTCGTGATAACGGCCAACGACGAAGCCGGCCACGTCAATGCCGGTCTGTGCCTTGACGAGGCGGCCGGCAAGGCCGGGGCCGCAATCGTGATCGTACCAGGCAAAGGGCTTGGCCTTGATATCATCGATCGCGGTTTCGAATTGCCGTCTCCAGTCGGCCAAGCGGGTGAGCGCGATCATTTCGCCCCCCACGGAACTTCCCAGCTGTCGATCTGGCCGGCATAGAGGAAGAATTCGTCATTATCGCGCAGGCGCTGCGCCTCATAGGAAGACTTTTCCGGATTGGTGCGTCCGAGCATGCGCATGACTTCCGAAACGATCTTCAGCGTGGCTTTTCCCTGTCCGCCAACACGCGGAGTCTTGCCGGGGGCGCCGTCGACGATGCCGATAAAAACCGGTTCTTCAGGCGCTGCCGGCATGCCGGTGTCCGGACGCAAGGTGATGTCGTGGATCTCGACGTAAGCGCGGTGCACGTCATATTCGCGGGTGACCTTGCGGGCGATATCGGCGATCTTCGACAGATCGATCGCCACGGTCTGGATTGTAAAGTCCGAAACACGCGGGATATCTCCGATCGAAAGCAGGTTGCCGCCGCCGTAATAGGGCCGCGTCACCGTTGTGCCGTTCTCGCCCTCGATGACGGTCAGGCCGAGATCCTCGTCACCGCCCCAGACGCCGAGACCTTCTTTCAAGCCGGTCTGCCGGTTCTTGGCGACGATCCAGACGGCCTTTCTGTCGATCAGGCTGTCGTCCTTCACATTGTTGAGGATCTCGGTGATTTCGAATGGTTGGTTTCTCACGTCAGCTCCTCTTCTTCTGGAGTGCGGTAAAGGCCGCGCCCTCTGTCACCGATCGGCGTGCAGTTCCGGGCTTGTGGGTGGTAGGCTGGATGATCATGGCGCAGGCCGGGCGGGCGAGCGTGACGGGCGCGCCAATGACGAGCGACAAGGGCAGGCGCGGGTACACGCGGATGTCGGCAATACCGCCCGCCGTGCCGATCACGTCCTGGGATACCTCGACAAAGGCGTATCGGGGCGCTTCCTGCGTACCGTAGACGATCTGCACTTTATCGCCTTCGGTCAGAACGTAGTTCGCCGGCAGGCCGGAGACCTGGGCGAGATAACGGTTGCCGGTCGCGCGGATGGTGACGTTGGCGCCGGCGACGATCATGCCTTTCGGATCGGCGGCCGGGAACGGTGACAACGGGTCGACGAGCAGGAAAGACTGTTTTGCGCCTTCCAACGCCCGGATGCGGGCAGCTATTCTCTTCAGCTCCGCATGCAGGCCACGGCCGAGCGTTACGGTCGCCCGCCAGAACGGGTCCGCCAGTTCGGCCTGCCAGAGATCGCCGTTACCGTCACCAGACAGTTCGTCGTTGCGCTGGATGTCCCATTCGACGGTTTCGATCGGCAGGATGTCGTTGATACGGGCAAGGGAAAGCGGGGCGACCATCAGCGCAACCTCGGATCGCTGTCGATCTGCGCCATGCGGTTCGGCAGATTGCTGTCATAGGTTTCGACAATGCTTAGCGCGATTTCAGGCGCGTCCTCGGCAACGACCTTCTTGACGATTGGGATGATGTTTCCGCTTTCGTCGACCGACAGGCCGAGCTTGATGGCAAGCTCGATGCGCTGCGCGCCGGCGCCGGCGCTGATGTTGCCAGCCTGCTTTTGCGACATCAGCGGCGAGACATCGGCCGAAACACCGAGACGGCCGGAAGCGTCACGGGTCAGCGGCATGATAGCCTCGGGACCGGCTTCGCCCATCAGGCCGGTGCCTTTGGCGAAAGCGAACATGGTCGGTCTGTTCACGACCTGGTTGGAAAAGCCATTGATGCCGTCAAGGAAGGTGCCGCCCTTGGCGTAGAGACCGCCCGGAGCGGACGGGAAAGCACCCTTGCCACCGCCGAACAGACTGCCGAGACCGCCAAGCAAGCCGCTGAAAAGACCGCCGCCTGAACCGCTCGATGCGCTGGACACGCTAAACATGCTGTTCAGAACATCGTTCATCAACGTATCGGCAATGCGCTGAAGCGCTTTCACACCGGCGTTGCCGAAAGCATCCCAGACGCTTTCGCCCTGGCGCAATCCGTCAAAGAAGGTCGATGTGAAATCGCCGGCCAGATCGCGGGCATATTGAAGCTGAAGGTTTGTCCGGAGGAGACCAGCCTCATAGCTGTTGAAATCGACCGGCAGGCCGGATGACCGAAGCCCACCGGCAATCTGCTGGTCAATCGCGGAGCGGCCGAGCTGCTCGCGCTCAAACAGCAAGTCGGCCTTCAGCTTGGCAGAAGCCGCCGCCTCGGCATATTTCTTGAAGGCTTCAACGCGGCTGTTGATCGCCTCGACCTGCGAGGCGGAAAGCGAGCGGCCCTTCTCCTCGGACTGCTGAAGCAGATCGAGCTTGAAGCGCAAAGCGTCGGATGCAACGCCGGTCTGTCCCGCAAGTTCAGCCTCCAGCTTCATCTGGGCAACGCGGTCATCGGCCGTCTTGATCAGATCGCGATAAGCGTTGGCGGTCGAGCTGGCGGCTCGCTCGGCTGCGCGATCACGGTCGCCAATAGTGATTGGTTTGGAGCCCGGCAGGGGGACATTCGTGCGGTTGCCGTCGGAATTGATTACGGTAGGATTCTGGTTGTCGATCCTCCGAAGCGCGTCCTGGTAGACGCCGTATGCGTCATCACGTTGTTCACGGTTCCTCGCATTGGAAAGAGCTGTTTGATACAGCCGCTGAGCGTTTTCTGCTTGGGTCATCGCTGGAATTGCGATGCCAGCGAGTTCGCGAAGTGCCTTATTCAACTCTTGGACGGCGGAAACTTGATTTTGTGCCTTACCACCAATTAGGCCAATTTGGTCGACCATTCCGGGAATGGCACGGGCGGTCTCGACAACGCCTTCATCCTTGAAGTCGCGCATTTCCTTTGCAAGCTTGCGTAGACCTTCAGGCACGTCATTATTTGCTGCTATGCGTGCCATCGCATCGCGAAAGCGCAAGATATCAGGTTCACCGCTGCGGATAGAGTCGCGCAACTCGATAAATGCTTGACGCCACTGTTTTACGACATTCGTGTCGGTGTCCTTCACATACGGCGCGATCATAGGTGAGTAGGAGCTGCGAGCGGTGGCCGCTTCCGCTATCAAGTCGCGGGCGTCCCGCAGGCGGTCGCGGATGTCAACGAGGGTGCCGGTGGAACCCTCGTTGACATATTCGCGAAGCCCCGAAGCAGCCTCGCCATAGCGCTCCTTCAAAGTCTTGATCGTTTCGGCGTGCCCCTTCAGAACTTCGTCTGTCGATTTGGCTCCCTCTTTCGCGGACGTGAAATACTGGATTGCAGCAGCACCGGCCGCAATGACGCCGATCGTCACGAGCGAGACGGGTGACACGACTGACATAAAAGCAGCAGCTAAACCTCGGATCGGGTTCTGCATGCCGCCGATAATTGCGGAAAGCTGAGTGCCTTGCTGGAGAGCAATCTGTAATGGTGACATGCCCATTGCGGTGGTGACACCGATATCCTGCAATTGCGCAGCGATGTTGGCGGTCTCGAATCCCCTAACGCCCTTGTTTGCGTTGGCTGCGACGGGTGTGTCCGCGATCGCCTTGTTGCGGCCCTTGATCGCGTCGATGCTGGCAAGCGTCGATCGACGACTACGATCAATCGCCGCTGTCATCTCATCGGCGGAGAGTGCGCCGGCAGCATGAGCGCTCCGGATTTCCAACTGCGCCTGTTTGTACTGCATGATGACCGCATAGAGCGGATTATATTTAGCGCGCAGGCGGTCCAGTTCAGCGCCGGTACCGCTTCCACCCAGAGGCGTCCGGAGACCTTCGCCCGCCGCACGGTTCAGTTTTTCCAGCTGCTCGGCAGCCTGATCCGCTGCCGTGCCGATCAAGGTAACAGCCTTGGCACCTTCAGCTGCACCCTGTTGCGCCTTGCTCGGGTCGATATCGATACGGGCGGAAATTCTCAATGGGTCAGCCATCAGCCATCCACCTCATTGAGAACGCGCATCGCTACACCTTCCATGTAACGGAGATCGGCGAAAACATGCGCCGGCGCGGCGATGTCATCGAGGACGAGACGGCAGGCAGGATAATCGAGGCCAAGCCAGATCACTCCGGACATGCCAATAGCCATGCGCCACTGCGTTTCGCAGGCGCGGAAGGCGATGTAGCTATCCCAGGCGGTGGGCATGATCTGGATATCTTCCTCAACATCAGGTGCGGCGGTGAAACGAACGCCCATCTTTTCGAACTGCTTGCGGGCGTCGTCATCGATGGCGACGGGTTTGCTTCTGTCGGCACGGCCGAGGCGGGCATGCGCCCAGGCCGTAGCGACTAATTCGAGTTTCCCAGGCGGGCCTTATCTTCGGAGATGGATTCCCGGTAGGCGCGGATAAGTGCGTTTTTCACGCGGGTGTGGGCGCAGACGATTTCGACCGTTTCCGGATTGAAGGGAATGGCGTTGTTATAGTCGTCAAAGACACCATCCCAGCCACGCAAAACGTCGGTCAGCGATTCGAAGTCGTGCTTCTCAATGCGCTTGTTAATGTCGCGCAGTTCCTGGCCTTCGGTCTCGGGCTTCACCTGTTCAAAAAGGGCGAGGCGTTCAGCGTCGCGGGCTTTGGCGCGGTCAGGTGCGATTATTGCAAAATGCGCAGTAAACTCCTGCTCGATCAGTTTTCCGGGGGTGTGCGGGTCTGGCTCGATCACTTTGACCGGCCACCTGAAAGTGAGTTCCTGAGAGAGTTTGAAGGCCATTTGAGTTCCCTTAAGCGCGCCTCAAAGGCGCAATGTCAGTCCCGGATGATGATGCCGCCCTCGGCCGGATAGCTCCGGATTTTCGGGCGGGCCTCGTAATCGTGTTTGTTTGAGCCGCAATATGCGCACCGCAGATGAAGCCGCGTTGCGCTGCCGTTCCATGTTTTCGGGCACGCTTCGAAGGTGTGGAGCTGGGAGCCGCAATAGGTGCAATAAATGCGCATCGGCTCCGGCCCTCACTGGAAGGTGAGCAGGATCTCGTCATTGCCTGCCGAGGTGGGCGTAAACATCAGCGGCAACGTGTTGTTCATGATGCGCTGCGTTTCGCCGTAGGTGGGGCGGCCGATCTGGACGGCAGGCGCATCGAACTTGACGATGTTACCTGCGACCGTGCCCTGCTGCGCAGAGAGGACGCCCTTGGTGTGGGCACGGGCGATCTGGAACCAGTTCTTGTCGGCAAGGTGCGTGGCTTCCATGATGGCGCTACCCGTCATCTGGCGGTCGGTCTGCTCGATCGATTCAGAGTTGATGAGCATGCGCGGCTCGATCTGGTTTGCCAGATCGAAGGTAATGCCCTCACATGCGGCGGCGTAACCGAACAGGGAGAAAGCTGTATTCGCCTTGTTGACGGGAAGTGGCGCGATGAATTTGGTGACATCGACGGCAGGCAACGCGGTGTCAGCAATCGTCCCGATCAAACCGGTCATGGTGAAGACAAAACGCGGAATCTGGCGCGGTGTCAGTCCGAACGTCATGGTGCCACGCGTGCCGACCAGAACGTGATTGACGCCGTCGATGTTGAAATAATGCGTGGTGCTCTCGAACAGCTTCGAGACCGGTTTGTATTCGACTTTCTGACCGGCCGTCACGATTTCCTGCCAACCGCAGGAGCGCAACGCCGGGCCGAACGCCGGGGCTGTGCCTGCGACACCGGAACCGGCAATCTCGATCTCGTAAGAAAGACGGGCATAGTTGCCATCGAGAATGATGCCCTGATGGCCCATGTAAGGCAGGACCAGGTCACGGCTCAAATCTTCGCCGAGCAGCGGCTCAAGGCTCACATTCGTGCCAAGCATCGCGTTGGCGAGGCCGGTCGGTACAGCGTCCACGCCATAGGTTGCCTCGGGTTTCACCAGGAGCGATCGATTTCGCCAGTAACGCTTAGCCATTGTTGTTTCCCTTCGGTTTCCGGCCGGTACCGGTGACGTTCGTGCGGACCTCTTCAGCGGTAGCTTCGCTTAAGCCGGCTTCGGTCTGTTTCTGTTCGGTACGGCTCACCAAAGTCAGGGAGCCGTCCTCATTGCGGATGTATGAGCCACCCTGGCCGTCCATTATTGTGCCTCCTGGTAGTAGGCGCTGGTGAACACGTCCTCGAACCAGACGACACCGTTCAGCGCCTGTTGAATTTCGCCCTCGACATGTTCAAGCGGATCGGATGCGCCTGCCGGCAGGAAACCGAGCAGCTGACCACGCACAAAGGCCTTTAGCGCCTCGATGTCGCCTCGCGCCGCGCCGTTGTCGCCTCGCGACAAGTTCTCGGTGACAATCACGACCGCGACATCGAAGGCCGTGCGCTGGCGAACAATGTTGACGTGCTGATTTGGCGCGGACTTTTCGTGCGAGACGTAGACATAGACGGCAGGAAGATTGTTCGGCCGATCCTTCACGTCCGCGAGTTCGGCCGCATCGCCGCCGATCGCGAAGGGCGTGTCGTCTTCCAGGAGACGGGCGAGAATTGAATCGATCATCGTGCTTGACCTTCCAGAAAATCCTGACCGATCTCGACAAGCCGTGTGCGATCCTCGGCAGAAAAACCAAGGTACGGGCGTGCCGGAACGGCGATGGTGTGTTCGCCGATCGTGATTTTCTTCTCGACCGAGCCCTTCTTCCCGCGTGTCACGAACCGCGACTTGCCGCGTATTTTCGCCAGCGATGCCCGTTGGCTACGGGCGTACATCTGGATTTGCCCGCCTTCCTGGTGGACACGGGCATAAACAAGGTTCGAACCGACAGAAGCGGACCGATCATCGGAGTGCCCGACGACACTGCGATAAAGCGCGGTAGTCACCCGCAGGATGTTGTTTGCGCCGCGCTGCCGGCCGCGTATTTTCTTCAACTGCGTGCGACGGGCGAGCGCCTGCCACTTCTGCCCGTCTGGACCCGTCTCCAGTTCAAACCGGCGTTGTGTCGAAAAGACCAGGTACGCGGCAAAGGCCGATGTCAGTTCGCCGGGATGCGCGACAGCAAGGCCGATCCGCGAGAGAACCGGCGTCAGTTCGTCATCGAGATAGATGGCCGAGCCCGTCATCAGAAATCCTTCAGGCTGTCACGGGTGAAGACACGACCAGGCGCAGACGCCCGAACCGAGCCGCCACCAGCAGGCGCCGGCGTTTCTCCACCGTCCGTCAGTTCGACCAGGCCGCGAGACACATCACGCAGGAAACCGATCGCCTCGTTAAAGGCGCGGGTGACCGGGCTATCCTTTTCCGCCGCCTTGCCGTGAAGATAATAGCGGGCGATATCGGCCGCGTTCTTCGTAAGCACCGGAGGAACGACGCTCAAAGGCAGTTTGAGGACCTTTTTCAGGTAGCCATCGATCAGGGCGGAGGCGTCGGAAATGGCGCGCTCGACGACAACAGGATTGATCGTCGAAACCGGCTTGTTGACGCGGTCCGTCAGTTCGATCAGTTCTTTCTCGCCGAAACGGTCGATCAGGTCCTGTTGCGTGACGTAGGTCATTAAACGACCTCAACCGTCAGGAGTGGCTCCGAAAGCATGGCTTCCACCTGTTCTGGCGAAAGTGAGAGAAGCGGGTGAGATTGGGCGGCCTTGGTGTGGGAGATGCCGCCGCGTCTGAAACCATCGCGGGCGCTCACAATTGTCAGTGTGGGCTGCGAGTTGGAAAGGGTGAACGGCTTCACCATGCTGTACGTTAAAGGAAACCGCTCCTGAAACACGTCTTCGCTGTGAAGCCATGATTTCGGGACATTGAGTTCAGCCGCGATCTCGTCGAGTTCGGCATCAGCGAAGGCTTCCATAAGTGTTGCGCCAGTCTTCAGGAGACTGTCACCGTTGACGGCGACCATGCTTCCAGGTTCCAAACCGGGAGGTGCCAGAGCAAGGCGCTGTTTTTCAGCGAGATCACGAAACGCATCCACGGGTGTTGTTGAGCCAATGTAGAACTCCGACACCAGACCTTCATGAACAAGTTCATGCAGGGTTTCGCGAAACTGCCTTCCAAGGTTGGACAGGTGCAGCAGTTGCTCAACGGTTGCCGCTCCCGAAGCAACTAGAAGGCTATTGACCGCACCTGCCATTGTGTCTTCGAGGTGCTCGGAACCGGCATTCGCGCCGGCTCCGTCCGCAACGCCCTGGGAGGGTTCGGTGGAAAGGTCGACCGATGCGGTGGCCGCATCCGCATCGGTCTTGGCGTGCCCTTCGCCGGGGAGGTCCTGGTCAGCAGCAGAACCATCGGCGTCGGTCGGGCCGGTATTGTTCCCGTCAGGTGCTCTCAAACCTGACGGGTCAGATGCAACCGATGTGGTAACGGCTGCATCATCCTGCGTGCCATCCGTCTTGACGGTCTCAAGATCGACAGCGGGCGCGGTGGAACGGGATTTCTTCGGAGATGTCGTAGGCTTCGACATAAGAGCTATCCTTTCGAGGGCTTTGCGAAAGCGGCTGGTGAGCGGTTTTCAAAAAGCCCTCCCGACTGAACGGGAGGGAGTTGGGCGGCCAAGGCAGATCAGGCCAGCCAGGGAACAACCATGACTTCGGCAGTATTCGCCCACGGGTTCGATTCACCGCCGTTGACGAGGATGCTCTGGACGATGCGCTTGGCAGCACCTTCGAGGCTGGGCGGCACGACCAGGAGAGACGGCATGATGCCGAGCGGGCGACCAAAATCACCCTTCATGCCAGTCAGCGCTGCACGGGCAGCTTCGTAATGGGCGACATCGAGCGTCTGCTTGGAGCCCCAGGCCTGTTGCCAGAAACCGAAACCGACTTCGCATCGGCCATCCACGCCGTAGATGTATTCCTTGCGGAAGAAGACATTATCGTCGTCTTCCTTGTCCTTGCGGACGAGGTTCGTGAACGGTTTACGGTTCTGGTAGATCAGCGGCTTCAGCGGACGGGAAACATCAAGCAGGAACCACGGTGTGCCGTTTCCGCCGTCAGTGTTGGCCACATTGATGAGCTTGCCGTTTTCGTCGAGCACGGGATGATCGGTATCGAAGAAATACTGGCCATCGTAGCAAAGCGACGTGAATGCTACTTTCAGCAAGGCGAAGACGAGTTCGTCGGGGAAGGTTGAGGCCGAATTGCCCAGCTCCTGGAAGAGCGGGCCATAAATACCAAGATTGTCGTCCTCGAAGTCGGTACGATCGACACCGATGGTGTTCTCGAACGAACGGTTCTTCAGCGTGTAACCGCTTTTCGTCATCGCATTGATGACGCGATCGCCAATCCATTCACGGAAGCGCGGAGCCTTGCCCAGCCAGCCATATTCATTCGACGCGGTGGTCGAGTTCACGATCGTGGCAACGCGCTGGTAGAGCGACGTTGCGGACCCCAGGCCCTGCTGGAATGAGGCATTGAAGCCAATACCAGCAGAGCGAAGAACAGCACTATTGAGTTCCATTGACTTGCCTTTTTCAGGTGTGAGTGATCCAGACACCCTGGTCATCGACATCGGCGATCCTGCCGACGATCGAGCGGGTGCCGCCGCCGTTGGTTTTCGCGACGGTCTGGTCATCGACGCCGTAGGCATCGCTGCCGATATCGGCGCGGGTGATGAGGTCTGCTGCGGCCGAATTGTCCCAGCGATACGTGCCGAGTTCCTGTTCGGCGAGCACAGCGCCGTTGCCGCCGCTCGTGTTATCGACGAACTTTGCGTTTCGGGCGGCGGCCTTCAGGGTCGCGGCGGCTGTGACCGGCACGAGAAAGCCGGTCGCGCTGATCGCGACCATGGCGCCGGCATAAAGCTTGACGCCGGCGGCGACCGGGACGTGGCGCGTGGTGCGTTCACGGCGCGGGGTGTTGCGGTCTGCGGAAAGGGCGGTCAACGGCTTGCCTCCATCGCTTCCCTGGACTTCACCATGTCCTCGGGCTTCAGGTTGAGTTGCCGCATGATCGCGACATCCGCATCATCGAGCGTGGCAGTGGCGCCGGTTTTCGGGGCGGTGACCTGGGCGCGCTGCGCCGCGGTGAGCACCGGGGCCTTGCCCACGAACTCCTCGAACTTCTTCGGATCGGCCTTGTGCATCGAAACCGCCCAATCCTTCAGCGCCGGCGCAAGCTTTCCATCGCGGATCGCGTCGCCGACTGCGGCCTCTGCATCCTTGTTGGCGTCCTTGTCCTTCAGCGCCTTCAGATCGACCTGCATGGCGGTGACCTGCTCGATCGGAACGAACTTCGTCGGATCGGGCGTGGTGGCGGTATGGGCCGAGGACAGAACGGTGACGATCTCGTCAACGCTGGCGTCCTCTTTCTTGCCAGCAGCAAGCGCGATCTTCTTGCGATCGGCGAAGGCGGACTGGACGGCCGTGGCGATCGCCTCGGACTTGGCGTCCTTTGTGAGACCGGCAGCAACGGCAATTGCCGTCGAGCTGGTCAGCAGCGAATTGATGGCGACAAGCACATCGTCTTCGCTGCCGCCCTCGGCAAGACCGAGAGCAGCGAGCAAACGTTTCATGGAAACCTCTGTGGTTTGGGCTGCGGAAAAAATGGAGTGTGCCGAGATCTCGAACAGGTCGAGATTGGGGACATTGGTCAGCGCCACGGTCTGGAGGGCGAGAACCTCGCCTGCCTTCGTGTGAAAATAGACCGGGGAAATGTAGCGGTACTCTTTCGCCTTGATGGCGTTGGCGGCGGTGGCCGTCCATTCGACGCGGCCATAAAGTCCGTCCGGACGCGCCTCGACTTCCTTGACCCAGCCGGCCGCAGGAGCGGGCTTGCCATTCTCCTGGCTATTACGGCTCTGATGTTCGTAGTCGACAAGAATGTCCGTCGAACCGGCATAGCGCCGGGTCGTGTCGGCGATGCGCTGAAGGGATACGAGATCACCGGCATGATACGGGCCGCGACCATCGCGACCGGAAAATGTGCCGGCCGGAATGAGCTTCAGCCAGACATCGTCCGTGGCAGTTGCCACCAGCTCGGCGGAATGCGCCGTCAGGAACGAAGAAGAAAGAAGGGTTGCGAGAGCGTTTTTCATGCTCCCATCTAAGGGAGCGGGGTAATCCCGGTCAGGAGCGTAAAGTTACCATCCCAGCGGCAAGTCTTGGTGTCATATGGATAACGCGACAGATTGAACCGGGCAAGGGAAGCAGGCGCCAAAGTTGAGGCCGATTAAAAGCCCGTAGAAGCGTTTTTGCCGTCCGGATGATGGATGGCGCGGTTCATGCTCGTCAAACGCTCCCTGCGGGCTTTTGTTGCAATCGGAGCTACGGCGGAGTTTGAGGCGAGCCCAACCCGTTTGCTATCTTTTGCGCCAGCAGTTGCGCAACCCTCGCTTCGTATCCGGCCTTGCCCGGATTATACGCCCAGCCCGGATCGATGCCATCGGGAACGCGGGTCACTTCACCGGTGCGTTTGTTGACGAAATTGCGCCATGTGTTTTCCGGTGGCTCGAAGATCAGCTTCTCGCCCTGGGCAATCAACCGGTCGATGTCGCGCTGCGAGAGGCTCTGCAGGGTGCAACGGCAACCCCAGCCGCACGGCGGGGCCCACTCGTTCCAGTAGGGATGATCGATCGGCAGAACAAGATTGTGCCGGCGCTCATGTTCTGGACGAACGTGCTCGTCGCGCATGGTGACGTAGCGCAGATACGGTCGGGTGCGGCGGTTCTGCTCGAAGCTCGTCCAGTGTCCAGCCGCGTAGGACACGCGCATGTTGGTATCGAAGATGGTTCTAAGCCGACGCGTGCTGCCGAGCTGCGCCGGCACAGTTTCCCCCGTCACGGGATCCGCGACGAATTTCTTGCCCCACCAGCCCTTCGCTTCGAGGATCGGGCGCAACTGGCGGGATGCCTGCTCGATGGTCTGACCTTCATTCAAGAGGCGCTCAATGGTCGCCAGAATGTCATTCAGGATATCGAAACCGGCAGACTTGGCGACGGTGAAGCTGGTGGCATGTTCGGCTTGCCACATATCGAGATAGGAAAACGTCTCGACTGGCGAGCCAGTTCGGGCGGCAAAGGCGGCGATGGCATCGCGGGGCGGCAGGGGCTGAAGGATTGCTGCCACGCGTCAGGCCTCGTCAGAGAGGGTTTCGTTGCCAAGCCCCGCCAGGCGAGCGGAGAATGCAGCACGGGCGAGTATTTCCGTCAGGGCGTTCACGTCCATCGACACGAGACGCTCCTGAAGAATGGCGCGGATTTCGTCCAGGGATTTCGCTTTGGCGATCTGTGCCTCAAGCCCCTCGACGACAGGAGCCACCATAGGCTCCCAGCCATCGTCCGACAGAATCTGCACGATGCTGGTGTCGATCGCATCGCCCGCCGCCATGTCTGCCACACGGTGCATGGAAATCTGCGGTTTCGGTGACGGCAGTTTCTCGGGCTTTGTCGGTGGGTCGGTTTCTTCAGCGTTCGCACGATTGGCGGGGCGCAGCAGCTCCTCGTCCTTGTCCGGGTCTTCGATACCGAGCTTGTCACGAACCTTCGCCATGCCAACCTTGCCGCCCAGGTTCACGAACGCGGTGACGTTCTTCATGTATTTTTCGAGGTCGACTTCCTGCGGCCGGCCGATCCGGATTTTCGGGTAGGCTTTCTGCGGTCCCTTGTTGAGGGAGATGTACGCCACCACGAAATCACGATTGAGCGTTGCCGCCAGTTGCTTGGCGTCCGAACGCTCGATGTCGGCTTTCACGCCGTCATGGACCTTGCCAACAGCATAGCCGCCCGCGATCGCGTCCGTGGTACCGGTCTGGCCGAGAACGACTTTCGATGTCTGCTGGTCGAGAAAGTTGGCGCGCTTCTCGTAAAGCTCGTGCGATCCAGAAATGTCGGCCTTGATGAACTCTACCGACATCGAGGCCGGAACGATCGCGGAATAGTCCACGCCAATATTGGCGACGGCGCGCAACAGCACTTCCTTGTCATCCTCCGTCGCGCCTTCGCCCCATTTGCCGAGTCGCAGCGGCTGGCCATAGGCTTCGCAGAAGATCGCCCAATCTTTCATGGTGAAAGACTTGAACAGGAACGTCCAGCAGACGGCGCGGGCAATGCCGCCACGGATCGGCAGGCCTGATTTCACCTTCGCCTGGTGAACGATCCACTTGAACGGCGCCAACGGCACGTCGCCGGCGAGGTCCCGCAACAGGAGTGTTTCACCGTCGAGCTCATCGAATCGGAACCAGCGCGGATCTCGCCATTTGAGCGCGACCGGGTTCCACTGGCTCGATGATGTTTCCCAGATGATTTCGGTGGCGGAAAAACCCTTGCCGATTGCATCGAGCATATCGACAAGCTCACTCTCGAACGCGTCACGCTCGATAAAGGCCCGCACCATGTCGGCGTTCTCGACATCGTTCGCATCTTCGCTGGCCGCTTCGACGGTGATTTCCAGACCCGCCACCTGCAACTTGCGGGCGGCAAGCACGCCGGCATAGTGCAGGTCACGCTCCTCCATGTCCTCGGCAAGCTCAAGATATGCCTGCGGCTCGCCGTTCACGGATGTCCTCAAAAGTCGGCCGAGCTTCGCCGGCGTCAGACCGCTGGCTTGATGCTCCGTGTTCGGACGGCGCACGCCCATCATGGTCGGGGCGGCCTGTTCCTGCTTCAGGGCGGCGGAGGTGATCGGGTTTCCCCACTGGTCGATGAGCTTGGCCATCAGTAAAGTCCTCTCGATCGGCGCATCGAGGCGAGGCGCGTAGGCGCGCCGTCATCCCGATCGGTGTTTGGGGTATCGAACTTGGAGGCAGCACGCGGGGCCGCCTTGTAGGCGTATTGCCCGACCGGCGTGTTGGCGGCTTCGATCGCCAGCGCCAGTCCCCAGAACCGGTCGGCGTGACCATCGGGCGTGCGCTCCGCCGTGAATCGGACATTGCCGGCCGCCGTGACCTGCTTCGTCACGGAACGCAGATCGGAGCGGATGTGCTTGTCGAAAGGTATGCGCAGCCGGCGATCTTCCATCTTCGAACGAACCGGGTAGGCAAGCGCTTCCTTGACGCGGGGCGTGAAGGTGACGGCCTCGACACGATCAGCCCCGAACTTTTTCTGCGCATCGTCGGCCCAGCCGATACCAAGGCCGGTGGCGTCGATCGTGGTGCGCACACAACGCTCGATCCACGGCCAGAGAACCTTCTCCTGGTCTCCCTTGGTCATGTTCTGAAGCGTTTCGATATGGCGGGTGTAGAGCACGTCGCCAAGCTTTTCGACTACCCACAATACGGTCAGGTCATGTTTGCGGCCGATATCGATGCCGGCATAAAGAATGCCGCCCTCGATGCTTTGCCAGTTCACATCGGAACCATACTCAGCCGAGGCGATGAGATCATATTCCAGAAAGGCCGTGTCATCGTCGGCCGGCTGGCACATGTACTCCTGAAGGAAGCTCTCTTCGTCTGCGCAGCCCGACCTGACAAAGTCGAAATACGCGGCCTCATCCATCTCCTGGCGTTCGTCATCGTCGGGCAGCGATTTCTGCAGCTTGTAGAGAAACCCGTCATCAAGGGCGTTCTGAAGCGTAACCGTATGTATGCTGATGCCCTTCGGGTTACCGCCTTCTTTGGTTTCACGAACGAGCTGGTTGAAGAAATTGTGCGATCCGCGATGGGTGGAAATGACTTCCATCTGGCCGCCCCAGGTAATCCCCGGATAGGCGATCTGCCAAAGCTTTCGCGGGTCAGGATGCAGGGCGAACTCGTCGAGGACGCGGCCGCCGCGCTTGCCGGCCTGGGCGTCGGCATTCGACGACATGGAAATGATGCTGCGCTGGTTCAAAAACCGCAGCATATAGGCCGTGTGCTTCTCTTTCGGGTCGATAACCTGTTCGCCAAGGTCACGCGCCGCGATATCGAGAATACCGGCCCACATCTTGCAGTCGTCGACAAAGAGACGCGCTTGAAGATCATCACGAGAGGAAACCCACTGGTCGTGTTTGGCGCCCTGGACGCTGGTGCGGCCGATGGTGGCATATGCGGTTGACCAGGACAGACCGATCTGGCGGCCTTTCTCCATCAGCTTGAGGCGTGACTTATCCTGTATCCATTTCCCCTGATAGGGAAGAAAGATCGCGGACGGATCGGTCGGGACGATAAGGGCGGCACCCATCAGGCGGCACCAAGGCGGCGGCTGATCTCGTCAAGTGTTTCCTGCGAAATTCCGGCCTTCCGTCCAACTTCCTCGACGGCTTCTTTAGTCTTGGTGGTCAGTTCGGCTTCGAGTTTCTGGCGGTGTACGGCAGAGGTGGCCTGTGCGATCGTCACCATGCGCATGGTGCTCGCCAGTTCCATAAGGTTTTTCGCATTAAGCTTGCCCTTCTGGGCGCGCAGCATCGCCATGACGGCGGCCTTCAAAGCTTCGCCAACAAACCTGGTAATTTCGTCGCCATCGTCGTGGTCGAGGCCAGACAGAACCGCAGTGGCCATCTCGCGGGCCTCATTCATTTCCCTTGTCGTAGCGTCGAGCTCAATCGAATATCGATTAAACATGGAATACGACGGTATCTTGAAATCCAGCTCGCCCCGGCTTTCGCGCTGGCGCTCTGTCAGCCTATGGGAAAATTCCTGATAGATATCGAGCTGCGTGCGCTGGTTCGCCTGAAGTTCGCCCGCCGCCCAGATAACGATATCGCTGCATTCCTGCGGAAGCAGCTTGATGTTGCTCAACCGGCCACGGCCCTTCGCCATGTCACTCTCCCGGCCTGGACGGACGGGTTACGCCCTCGATGGCGATATCGCGGTCGAGATGACGGCGGCCCATTTTGGTCAGGATGCCAATTTTAACAGTGCCGGCATCGAGGGTGGTGATGGCACCGAGATTGGCGAGATAGTCCATCTGCGTGTGAACCCACGCTCGATCCTGGCGGATGGCGAAGCGCGGCAGCACCTCGTCCTCAAGAATGTTACTGGCAAGGCTTTCGTTCACCTGCTCGGCAAGAGCCTTCAGGATGATCAGCCGTGCATCCTCGCGGATGCGTTTAGCGTAATCGATGCCAAGGGGTGTCATTTGCGTGCCTGCTCCATCAAAAGGTCATGCAGCCGCTCGGTAGTGGCGGCGATCGGTTTGAGTTTTTCGTCTAACGCGGCGAACCGGCCGTTGATGTCTCGCAGCGACAATTCGATACCGTGCTGACTTTCGCGCGTCGGCAGATGCTGCATTCCATCTTCGACCGTCTGGATGCGGCGGTCGTGACTGATCAGCGTGCCTTCAGCTTTTTTCAGCCGCTCATCGATCTTCTTTTCGCCTTCTGACATCAGGTTTCGGACACCCGCGAAAAGGTTCAGTGTCGAAAGCGCCAGCGCGACAAGAGCCGTTAAAAGTGAGAGGTCGAGGCTCATTGTCCAAGGCTTTCCGGAAAGTTTGTGTTGTCGATCGCCGCGACGGCCGCCGCACGGCGGGCATCGCAGGACAAGATTTCGGTCCGGTCAGCACCCCATCGCGTTGTGACTTCACGCTCTGGCATGTCACGGTCTGGAAGATCGCCAACAACGCAAGGAACCCGCGAGGCGGGCGGTACGGCTGGCTTGACGAAACGGACGACGATCGGCGGCTTCGGATCAGCGGGGGAGCAGGCGGACGCGATCGCGGCCAAGGCCGCAAGCATCGCCATTCGGCAAAGCCGCATTCTGTTTCTCCAGTTGTTCTTTGTTGACGTTCAGTGCGGCGATCCGAATGGATGCGTCTCGTTCAAGCTCGATGGCGTAACGGGCTTGAGCCGCCTCGGCATTGGCGGCCTTGGTGTTCGCGGTCTCGATATCGCTCTTCCATTTTGCGTCACGCTCGGACGCTTTCATAGCGACTGCCCGTTCCACCATGCCGTTGACCGTGGTGATGGTAAGCCAGCCGAGAAAGGCAGCGGCAGCAAGAAGTGCTGCCGCAATGATCAGGGGCGTGACCGCCTTCGAAAGCCACGCCCCGATCATCGGGAACCCTCCGGAAACTCGGCCGGCACGTCGCGCGGATTGTAGGGGGGCGGAGAAGGCAAAACGGAATCGGAGCGGAGCGTGTTGGCGTAGTCCATGGCGCCGGCGAAACGGTGGATGCCGAGCATGGCCGCGATGAGCATGAACATTGACGGAACGACAGTGCTTGCCAGCGCAACCGCGTTCTCGACGCCATAGAGCCCCGCCCCGACAATTCCCATGATGATTAGCCAGGCGAACCAGAAGGAAAGCCAAAGCTGCGCTCGTGTGGTGCGATAGGATGGTTTTTTCATCGCTGCTCACGCCTCACTTTTCGAGACGGACGCTCCGGAAGGCGTAAGCCAGACCGCGCCGCCGATCGGAGCTTCGCCAGTTCTGGGCCAGCGGATGCCACCTGAAACAAGGCGGTCTTTCTCGACGCGGGCGATAGAAACGGCATTGTCCTGGTTACCACCCAGCACATGATAGTGCGTCTGATCCTCACCTGCATAAATACCCACATGCCCGCCACCTTTCCGTTCGAAAACAAGGATCGCACCGACAGCAACTTCAGTTGCGACGCCAAACTTGCGCCAGTTGAGAGCGCCGAGCGGATTTGCGGGCATGGGTTCTGTGGGAAGGGTCGTGGCGATCACGTTGCCGATGAACAGACCACACCAGGGGATATCGTCATTGGTGAAAAAGCTGGCGATCCAGCCGCCAAACCGTTTCGCCCAGGACATGATGACGGAATTGGATTTCGGGCCGGGAATTTCCTTGACGCCGATGTAACGGCGGGCGTCCCGCATCCAGATCGGTTCGCGCGGCTTGGGCGGAACCTTGGAAATCACATGACTTGCTTCAGCGCCTTCAGCACGGAGAGGGCGAACAAGCCGCAGCCGGGCAACGGTGTCTTCATCGGCCTTGCCGGTGATCTTGAGGCCTTCGGCTGCTTGATAGCGCCGCAACGCTTCGAAGTATTCACGCCCCTCGGCGCCATCATAAGCACCGCCATAAGCGCCAGCGGCCCGCAATCGCGAAATCGCCCATTCACCAAATGTTGGATTGGTCATTAAAAAAGCCCCATCAAGTGAGGCTAGATAAGCCCCCGTGAAGAGGACTATTGGTGGGTTTGGTGGGGATAATTCAGATGGTCAAAAGACCCACCTAGAAGAGCGAACCTTGTCCGTCATCAGTTTTGCCACGATGCCGCTGAACGGTTTTGTGCGTAATACCGAGCGCACGGGCAATTGCATTGTTTGAATACCCTTTCTCGATCATTTGGGCAATGGTGGCAGCGCGACGACGTTTGTCCCCTGCCATCGCCGGGGGGATTTCCAGCTTGTCGCCACCGAAGGCGTCGCAGATAGCTTGAGCCGGTTCGATCCCCACGAGAACGGAAAGCCAATGATCGGCCGTGACAACGTTGGGGATGTAAATTCGTTCACATGCCTTTTCGCGCCCAAGGATCAACGCTGCCCGTTCGCCTGCAACATCGGCGATACGGTTCAACAGCGGGGTCATATAGGCGCGATCGGGCAGGTCGGACATCAGTTGCTGCCCTCAATTTCTGCAACGATCATGCCGTCAAGGCGCACATTACGGCGAAGCGCGCGCAGGCGCTGTTTGGCATCACGTTTCGAATAGGCCCAGAGCGAGAACGACCAGGGCTTGTCGCCGTGGCGGTAGCTGAAGGAATAGAGCTGCATTGCGCGGCCACCCGGATCGACAAGCGACGGAGCGGCAAGATCGCGCAGGGCAGGATCGCGGACGAGCGGGACGGCGGTTTGTGTCATGGTTTGCCGCCCTTCTTCTGGCGGCGAACCTGCGGCCCGAAATGGTTCATCACCGTGATCCATTCGGCATCGCTGAAATTCCGGTAGCTGATGCTCTCAAGGACGATATGGGTGGCGGCCTGCCAGAAGGCATTCGGCTGGTCCGGATGCAGGATCGCCCATTGTGCCTGGGCAATCTTGTAACCGTGGCTTTTCTCCCAAGGTTCGCATGGCTTGCGATCTGCCCAGGTGACACCAGCACGGGCAAGCATATCCTTCAACGCCTCGATGACGCTGGCGCCGTCGCTCGCCGTGTGGACAAAACGCATGTCCGAAATGGCAGGCAACTGTCTGCCCATGGCGAACTTTTCAAGCGCGCTATCGCGGCGATCGTCAACCATGCCGAGATTGTAACAGGCGATCCAGAGCGCCCGCATCTTCGGCAGGTATTTGCCAGAGAGCTTGTGCTTGCCGTCGCGGCCGTCCTGGCGGAAACCCGGCAATGACGGCGCTGAAGGCTTTTGCCTGTATCCAAGCCGCCGCAACTCGTCGACAACGGATTTCCGCTGCTGAGTGGTCATGAGGGAAAGCCGGGTCTGGCCGGTCACTCGGGCGTAGATGTCGCGCTGCGCGTCCTCTTCGGTGATACCGAGTTGGCGGAAACCGCCATGTATGGCGCGGATGTGCTGGCTCATTTCGACATCCTCCCTGCAGCGTGGGCTGCGATGTCGGAAAGGCAGAACTCCGAAGAGCGGCTTTCGTCGTCTTCCTCGGTGACGACCAGGACGAACATCTTGCCGCCCTTGGCGTGAACAAAATGGCCGTCCTTCAGAAATGCGTCGATCAGCGCCGTCAGCAGCTGATCAGGTTCAAATGTCCTCGGCATCGTAGGCCTCGCTGATTTCGGTGGTTGTGAAGGTGGCTTTGAAAACCGGGATGAAAAAGCGCACGTAGACGAACTGGACGGACCAGCCGCGCGATTGCGCCTTTTCCCAGGTCTCGCGTTTGCGGTATTTGGAGGCGATCGCCTTGGCGGCGGTCTCGCTCCATGTTTTCGGCTGAAGCTTTCCGGACGGAGAGCAGAGCACGTGCCCTTTGGTGAAGGCCGCAGGGATTTGGCGCTTACTCGTCATGGGCGACAAACTCCAACTCTTCCGGATGGCAATTGCTGTTATGCTTGTCGCCGTGGAAATGCACTTTGACGTAGTGCCGATGCGATCGGCCTTCCGGCTTGATCTTGCCGTAGCGGCCGGTCACCGTGTGCCGGACGAGCCGGTTCACGGTGATCTCGATGCCGTAATAGTTGCGGATGTAGTCGTAGCTCATAGCAGCCTGCGCCCCTTTGTGCGGCGGTGCGGACCCTTCGCTAGGCGCAGGCGCAGCATCTCCTCGAAACCCTTGACTGCCGAGATCGCCTGAAGGTCGTTTTCAGCTTCAGGCAGGCCGGGAACGAGCAGCGTGTTGCTGTCATAGGCATGGCGGGCGCATACAGAAAGAATGCGCTTCAGGCGGCGGCCATGACCGGTGACGATTTTCATGGTGCCTTTTGGCACGCGGCGGCTGACAAAGGTTTCGCCCGATCGATAGCAAACAATGTGGGCCATCAGTTCACCCCGTCATCCATGACAGCATCGACAAGGCCGTCCTCGGCGATCTTCTCGATAAGATCGGTGATCAGCGTTTCGACCGCCATGCCGCGCTTGGCCGCGAAGGGCCGAAGCATCTGGCGCACCTCGAAATTCAAACCGATCCGAGCAACGTTCTGTTCGCCTACCCGGTAACCCACGCCACGCTCCATTGGTGCGGAACCAAGCCTAGGCGTGTTAGGCGCCAGCGCAGTGATGCTGCGGAGAGGTATCCCGGTCTTTTCTGCAATCTGAAGGTTGGTCAGGCCATCACCGCGAAGGCCTCGGATAGCGGCCGAACGGGAAGGATAGCCAAGGCAGGGTTTGGAGGAGCCACCGTTTGCAGTCATGCTTCACCGCCTTTCGCCGGCGTCAGGTGCCGCGCCACCATGGCCTCGATTTCGATGTACGGGATGGTTCCGCTGGCGCCGGCGATAAGCTCGGCAAGGAACCACATGCGCGTATCGTCATCGAGCGCGGCAAGCAGCGCTTTCTCCGGATGGGCGATCACAAGGCTTTTCAGGTGGGCCTCGATCCTGCCAAGTTCCGCTTTCTTGGCGATGAACCAAGAAAGCCCCGTCGCGACGTCGCCGATATCGTCTTCACAAAGCGGCGGTATATCTGGCCAGTTGCGAGTTGCGATGCCGATGAAATCCAGCGCTTCCTGCCTTGTGACGACTGTTGATGGCTGCGCAACTGGCAGCGCCGAACCGGTAGGCTTCGCGGCCTGTTTGGCTCTAATCGCCTCGATCTTAGTCCAGACACGGTCAAGCTCGGTCTTTGCCGCTTGGTCCATGTCGATACTGTGCGAGACGCAGAACGCCGCCAGCGTCACCATGGTGCCGCCGACTTCCTGCACAGGTTCACCGATCGACCGGCCGTAGACATAGGACAGAAGCGCCATGACGCGCTCGGCCGGATAACCGACCGACTGCACGAGTTCCAGCGCTTCCTCAACGAAGCGATCGGCGCGCTCGGTCTTGTCGGCAATGAGGACGGGACCGAAGCATTCCAGCAGCCACTGAGCAACGCCGTCTTGGAAGGAAAGCTTTCTCATGCGGCACCCCCTTTCGGGAACACGCGCTCGATGTAATCGTAATCGTCGTCGGCGTTGACGGAGATGCCGACCGCTTCGACGGGGCCGTACCCTTCTACGAAGTCGCTCGGGCTGAAATCTTCCAAACCGTGGGCAAACAGATCAGCGATGCGTTCCGCGTGGGCGAGATAAGCCTGCTCTCCGGTGCCGAGGTCGGTGATGGAAGAATTGAACACCTCCATCATCTCGGCGGTGAACTTGCTTTCGTCCAAAGTGACGCGGACGCGGCGGGTGACATCAAAAACGAAGGTTTTCATTTCCACCTCACGCGTCTGCAATGTTGAGGGAAATGCGGATCCACTCCGCATCGTGCGATTCCCGAAAGCTGAAATGCAGGTACTCTTTCGAGCCGATTACCCGCACGGCGGCATTGATTGCCTCCATCGCATTGATCCAGCGCGGATCATCGCTTTCGATCTTGAACAGTTCGAACACGGCGTCCTTGCTGATCTTGCCAGCCTGATCGACATTGAAGGCACGAGTGACGAGGCCACGGATTTCAGCGCGGCCGTCTTCCGTCCACTCGTTCAGGCATTCGTCGATCAGACCTTTCGCGACCTGTAGCTGCGGCCCAAACTCGATCAGCTTGTTCACGCGGGTCTCGACGGACATCAGCCCGTCGATGGTGCGGTATTTCTGGTTACCGGCTCCGGCGCGGCCACGTTTGACGAGGCTATACTGGGCCTCAAGGTTGCGGTCGAACTCGGCAATATCGGCGCGGGTGTGCTTCTTGAACCGGGCCAGCTCGGCGGAAAGCGGCTTGGCGAACGCGATAATCTTGCGGACCATCTGGTCCTCAAGAAAGTCTGCGGCCTTCACCAGGGCGAGCGGCGTTAGGCCGCCGTCTGCGTTGGTGACATATTGCTTGCCGTTCACGATGGTGATGCCGGCTGCGGCCTTTTCTTCCAGAATTACAGCTTCCATGGGTTTAACCTCATAATTTAATGTGAAAGGGGATCAGGCCGCGTCGCCACCGGACGGCGCGGAAGGTGCGGGGGCATTGGAGGATTTGGGGCGGAACTGGACGACGTTGCCGCCGTCCTCGATGTCCGGCCGCATCAGCTGAAGAACCTCGGCCGTGATCGCGTTCATGCTGGAAATCAGCTTCAGGCGATCCTCGAAGGCGCGGCGGTTCCACTCCGCGCACGACCAGGCGTTTTCGAGATTGCGAGCATGATCGGCAATCTTGCCAACGCTCATCACGAGCCTCGACGACATGGCGCGGTCGAGATGAATATGGCCCTTCTCGGCCAGCTCCGCGTTCAGGCCTCGATAAAGCTCACGCAGGAGATCGGAAACGCATTCAGGCTTCGCCGTCATTCTTCTTTCCTCCAAAGTTCGGGCGGATGATGTTGCTCTCTGCCTTTTCAAGCAGTCCCGTGAGTTCGCCGGTTGCGAGCTGCTCGGCCGTCCTGGCGAGAAGCTTCCCGGCCTCGCTATCGCGAAGAATGGAAAGCTCCAACTCAAGGTGACCGGCCTGCTGAGACAGGGCGCGAAGGGTTTTCAGGACGGTCTGCGCGGATTGTGCATCCAGCTCCAGCTTTTCGTCCGGCTTCATCTTTTTGGCTTCCGCGAAGATACCGGCGAGATACTCCAGATGAGTTTTCAGGGAGGGAGCCGCCGATGTCATAGGCTGTCTCCCATGTCGCGGTTCTTCCACGCGGCCTGAAGATGCTCCAGGCGCACGCCTTCCTCGCCGTCTCCGATGGCAAGCATGGAGGCGGCTTTCATGGTGCGGTCGATCTGGCGGAGCGCACCCGGCTTGCTGGCAATGCCTTTCAGGAAGGTGGCGCAATCGGTGCCTTCCTCAACGCCCCAAGCCTTGATGAGGATTGCAGCGTCCGCAGCCGGATTGCGCGCCGTCCTGACCTGTCGGTCAAACCGGGAAAGCACCTGGGCGCGGCTCGCAACCGATCGGCCGAGGTCCTTCACAAAGGCCGTGGCGGTATCTTCATTGCCGAGTAGGGCAACGCCGCATTGGTCGTTATCGACGAAGTGACGAAGCTGGTTAATGGCTTCCGGTACGGCGTTCTGTGCCTCGTCGATGATCAGCAGCGAGCCTTCACCGACACGTTTCAGCTTGGCGCCGATCGAGCGGACGAACCGCGCGGGGTTATGCTCATGCACTTCAAGTGCCGCGCAAAGTTCAACGAGCATGCCGTGAACTGTTTTGGTGCTCGGGCTAAGTGTGGCCATGAAGACGTGCGGCCGCGTGTTCAGGAAGTGCTTTGCAGCCGTGGTTTTGCCGGAGCCTGCGGGCAGCGTGACGCGGATGAAACCGGATGTCACCTGGGCAAACAGCAGGGCATTGTAAACGTCCATACCCACCGCCGTGCGCTGGAATGGCGGTGATACCGGCATCGTGGCAGCCATGTTCTGGCTCGCGTCGAGCGCATCGAGCCAGTTGGCAACCTTCTGGTTGATGTTCGACAGGACGCCGAGATATTTACCGCTGAACCACGGCGACAACGTGCCGTCAGGTACATCGGTGCGGCGGGACACTTCGGCTTTGGTCCAGCCGAATTCGGTTGCAGCGTCAACCATCCGCGATGTCAGCTTGCGCCATTCGTCAACGTCGGAAGCGGGATGCTTTGCGGTAAATTCGATTGTCGGCTGCGACTGGTCCCACACGATATTTGTGTTGGTGGTCTTTTTCATGCTAGAGGTTCCTTTGTTCAATTGCGGGGCGGCCTTCGGGTCGCTCATTTTTTTTCGCCCTGTTGGACTGGAACCGTACTCAGTACTTTTCGGCTCTTCTTTTGCGGGCAGGCTTGCCGCCTGCCTCGGTATTCCCCGTGGGGAATTGGATGATTGCGCTTTCCCCGCCCGCCACTCGGGCGAGGCCACGCGCAAAACTGTCTTCGAATTGATCGGCGCTGACCGTCTCGACCGGCGCATGTGCAAGGTTGCCGGTGACGAGGCGCGTGACGACGGACCGAACCGGCGTCTGCGGACGCTTCGCGGCCTCGGCCTTCCGGCCTTTCTCCATGATCTCGCCAAGCTGCATCGGTGAGAGCGCCGCATTGCTCTTGGCCACCGCCTGAAGGTTCTTGACGTGCGTCTTGCGTGCCTTCTCCTGGCGACGGGCGGCACCCGTGTCGGCAAAGCCTGTTTTCGCGAGGCAGTCGGCATCACAGAGGAAACGGCCTTCCGGATCGTAGACCTTGACCGGCTTGTGCAGGTCAGCCGGATCAAACCGAACCGTCAGCTTCTTGCCGATCCACTCGTTAAGCACCGCGTTCCAATAGCGGTTACCGTGCATGTGGATCGCGCCGTCCGGCTTGCGCGCCGTGATGGCAACGGCCGACAGCATCCAGAGCGAACGCTGCGCCATGCTGGCATAACGAACGATGGTGGATGGTTCCGCGATCGACGCGTCGAACGTCTGCGCAAAGCTGCGACCGTTGGCGGTTTCCGTGGTGCGGTTCAGCCGGTGATTATGCTCGTCAACGCAATGTGCGACATGGCGCTGGAGCGTTTCGAGCGGAATGGCGCTGTTGCCGTAGTTTTCCGGCTTCGCGTCCGGCCGGTTGCCGGTGTAGCAACCGGACATCGACGGATGCTTGGAGATTTCCTCGGCGAGATCGCGCCAGGCGCGTTCGATCGGCTTCGACTGACCGGAGCGCGGCTTCACGAAATGCGGCTCGATGTCGAGTGTTTTCAGGAGGCCAGCAACGTCGTCCTCATTGACCTTGAAACGGTGGCGGGTCTTTGCCCCGCCCGAAATCATCTTGCCCGCAAACGCGCGACCGTTGTCCATATAGATGTGGTAAGGCAGCATGCCGTCATGGTTCTCGATCATCGAACCGATGCAGGTGCGGACGGCCTCCCAAGTCTCAGCCTCGGCCAGCGTCCACGAAAGCACCTTGCGGGAATAGATGTCCTGAATACCGATGAGTATGATGCGCACCGGCGTTTGAGACCACGGAACCCTAACAAACAGATCGAGCTGGTGACCGTCGGTGTTGACGATCTCCATGGCATGCAAGTGGGCCACGGTGCGCTTTTGTGCCGGGAAAAGCTGTTTCGCCTTGTCCTTGCCTTCGCGGGCGATGATCTGGGCGGCCTTCGGCACTTCCGCGTCGAGGCGGCGGCGCAAGGAACGCTCCGAAGGGATCGGTGACAGGTTCTGGTCACGGGCAACCATCATCATGCGACGGTAGCAGGCGCTAAAGGATGGACGTTCCGGTCGCAGGAAGTCGGATTTCAGGATTTTCCATGCTTCCGGGTGGCAGGGGGTGACATCGGCGGCTTCGCCGCTGGCGCTGCCCGTAAACGCTGGGGCGAGGGCGGCAAGCCAGTCCTGGCGGGAATGGCCTTCGACCATCTTGCGCCACTCGTAGTAGGTTGCCGGCACGATATCGGCCCTGCGCGTAACGTGGGCAACGGCATGTTTCATGCTGATGCCCGAGGCCCGCAGTTCCTCAACTTCCGTCAGTACGGCAAAGCGGGTCTTGCAGATGGCCTTATGGGCATCTGAAAGGGCCTCAAAGCGGTCCCAAAGCATCTTTGAGAGCTTCGTTGGGCGCGGATCGGTCGGCTCCGCATTGAGAAAAGCAAGCTTCGCCTGTGCTACCGGAGGCAGAAAGGAATAATGGTACTCAAACCCGCCGCCCTGACCGGCCTTCGGGCGGGCCTTCGCGGTGGACCGCACGCCGGAGCGGTCGATATAAAGATCGATGCCTTTTCGGGACTGCGGCAGACCGGGGAGGGCCGCGTCAGACAGCTCGGCGGATGTGAACCATTCTTTCTTCATTTGCGCACCCGACGAATGTGCACCGGCGTCGCCTGAAGAACTTTCAGTTCCTGGGCGAGCTTCTTTTGCTCCTGGCGAATGCGTGACATTTCCGCGAGGCGGGCTTCGTCGCCTTCGAGCAGCAACAGGCCGTCATCGGAAACAACGACATCCCAAAGCCAGAAGGCGTTGGTTGCACGGACGAACGCCTTGAAGCGCGGCATGCTGATGTCGTGGGCGGTTTTGCTCTCGGCGGTGTAGCTGTCGAGAGCCGACTTCGAGACTTTGTCGAGGCCGAGATAGTAAGCCATGCGTGCCGCGATCGTGTCGCGGTCGTACTGGCATTCCCGGATCGCACGCGCCATTTCGCGTTTCAGGGTCGAACGGAAGCGGTCGATATCGAGACGTTCCGATGCAGAGCGCACCGGGAAAACTGTCTCTTTGAAAAAGTCCATCTGGCTGGGATCGCGTTTCGTGCTCATGCTGCCTCCTCGCGGATCGCAGCCATGAGGGCATCCGGCGTGTTCGACATGCCGATGTGCTCAAGGAAGCTGTCGCGGGTTTCCTCGCTCGCCTCGTCCCAGGCAGCGATCAGTTTCGTGAGGATGATGGATTGAGAAGGGGCGGGTGGCGTGGTCACCAAAGCCGGGGGCTTGATGAAGGCCAGAACCTTTTTTACATCCGGTTCGTGTGCTATTGCGGCGGCAACTTTTACCTGATCTTCTCGGGGAAGCTTTGCCAGCGCCAGAAGCTGCGACTGATCAGTTTCAGCCGACGTGCCGCGCACCGCCTGCTTCAGTACCGGATCAAGGTTTTGGCCGATGCGTGACACGAGCTTATATGTTTCAGCACCGAAGCCAAAACGCTCTTGGACTTTCTCGGACAAGGTCCGACCCTTGGCGAAAACAGGGTAATCGTTACCCTGTTTTTCGGGGCGGCCACCCTTTGGATTGATCTTCCCGTGCTTTTCCTCCCAAAGCTCGCGGTACTTCATAACGAAGATGGCACGATCGAGCGCGTTCAGTTCGTTGCGGTAGAGGTTTTCCGAGATTTCGAGTAGCTGCGCCTCGATCGCATCGGCCTTGACGACAATGGCGTCGATCTCCGTCCAGCCGAGCAAGGTCGCTGCGGTAGTGCGGTAGCCGCCTGCAACGAGAGTAAAGGGCGTTCCCTTCCTCGCAGGCGTCTTGCGGATCATGATCGGGCTGATCTGCCCGTGTTCTGACATCGAAGCGGCAATCGCCTCGACGTAATCCATGTCGATCGGGCGCAGGCGCTCGCCGATATGGATGCTGGTTACGGCAACGCGAATGAACTCAGCCATATGCTGCGTCCTGTCCGGCTGCTTCGTGCAGCATGGTCATGAAGTTGTCTTTTGCCCGCGCGGCAATCCGCTCGTAAGCCTTGTCAAATACCGGCTCGAAGCGTCGCGCCTCGACGATGCGGACAGCCTGCATGACAGTCCAGCGGGCGACGCCGAGCAACACGACAAGGCGACGGCGCGGCACGTTGAAATCGACATGAAGCACATAGATCGCCAACTGACGGGCAAGCTTCGCGTCGAACATTTCGGCAGGGGGATTGATGATGTGACGAAGGGGAAGGTGATTGAAGTGAGAGCGCGTGGCGCGGTAGCTGGACGCCACCATCGCCTGCAAACGCTCTTCATCAGAATACGGATTGACCATCGAAAACCTCGGAGTTCGTCGCGCGGCGACGGCATTGCGGCAGATCGATGCCGGGGCGGTGGGGACCGGGATTTGGCCGCCCCGGCATCTGGCGTCGCTCCCTGGGGGTAACAGAGCGACGGTTCGGGAAATCAGCGGGATTGAACGGTCTCGGATCGCACCAGGAGGCGGCAAAGCTCGGGCTGCATGTCCATGGTGAGGCAATCGACAAGCTTGGCGTCGATATCTTCGTCGCCTTCGCCAAGAAGGAGATCGACCAGCTTGTTTCCGGGTGTCATGTGGACATCCGCGTCCATGACGGTGGAGCTCGCCTCTGCAGAGAGGACTTCTTGCAGGGCTTCCTGCAGGATGGTGTCATCGAGCAGGATGGATGCGGGGGCGTAACCGGCCGCCAGCTTGGCCTGGTTGAATTCGTAGGCGGCCTTTACGATGGCGCGGGCCTGCCGTAAACGTTCGGTATCCACGGCTTCAAGATCAACGACGCAGGCAACCGCGTGCGGATGTTTGACTGCGACCTCTTCTGCTGTTTTCGGCAAAGGCTGATAGGGCGAAGGCGTGAAAAGAAGCACGTCGGAAGGATGCGGGCGATCGATCAGGCCGTTTTTTACGCGTTCGTGCCAGTGGGCGAAGTCGTCAAACGTTGGCCCTTCGAGATTGCGCTTTTTCACGGCGTTGCCGAAGAAATAATAGGCCTCACGAACTGACTGCCCGCGCTCGACGATGTTGTCGAAAGTGGTGATGACCAAGTCCATGATGCGTGGCGGGACGCGGTCAAAGAAAGGCACGGCGACGTAGTTGCGGACTGCTGCGGTCATTGAGCTGCTCCATAGTTTTTGATGAAGGTGAAAAAGACGGCCGAAACGCCTGCGAACGCAGGACTAAAAATCAGCAGGGTTTCGGCCCACCGGCACACGCGAGAGCGGGCCGGAATGAAAATCGGGGTGTCGAAATTGGCATGCGGTTTCGTCATTGTGGGGTGACTGCTGATCGGCGATTGTCGGGGTGTGGAGCGGTCGAGAGATTGGGTCTGACAGCCGGGGCGATTGAGCGCCTTGCACACGATGTGCGGCAGGCTAGAGCAGCAATCCCGAACCGTTCCACGCTTCATGCTGCGGCCTGATCCGCCTCGACGGCGCGACGGCCGTTCCGGTAGTTTTCCGAGGGCTGCGGGCTAAGCCTGCGACCATCGGCCAGGTAGCGGGAGAACCAGAGAAGGTGCGGCCGGGTATCAAGGGCCGCTGCAATAGCGCGTTCGCCAGCCACATGAGGCTCGTAAACGGCGTTACCGGCCGTGCCGGTCGGCAGGCCATATTTCTTGTCGATCTCGGCAAGCGTAATTTTGGCAACGATGAGCATGCCCTTAATCCGGGCAATTTCTTCCAGCCGCCTGCGTTCGGCAAGGGTAACCTTGCCGTCGTCAGAGACACGGTGCATAAAGGATTCCTTCCAGAAGGGAGGCCCTGACCGGCCTCCTTTTTTGGGGTTATTAATTCTGCGAACACAGAAAGGATTAAACCAGAAATTCGGTTTTGTAAACTGGATTATTGGTTTAACTGGGAAATTATTGGCTAGACCTGAAGCGAAACCGAAAACGCCGCTCGCGGAGCGTCTGCGAGACTTGCGGCGTAGGCTCGGCGATCCCGAAAGAGATTTGTTCGCCGAGCAACTCGGCGTCAGTAAAAATACGCTGGCTTCATATGAGCGCGGGGAAACAGAACCTACCGCATCGATCCTTGATGCCTACCGACAGAATTTCGGAGCCAGTGTCCTATGGATTGTCACCGGGCAAGGTGACATGTTTTCTGAATCGGCGACGATAACTGAAGGCGTGGATATGGTGAAAATTCCGCGCTACGATGTTCAAGCCGCCGCTGGCTCAGGCTTGATCCCCAAGGACGACAGCTCCCACAATGAGGTGGCGTTCAGCCGAGCTTTTCTCCAAAGCATCGGGGCGAAACCCGAAAGCTGCATTATGCTTGAGGCGAAGGGCGAAAGCATGTTGCCCACCATTCCAGACGGCGCATTCATGATCGTCGATCAGAGCAAGACCGACATCGTCGATGATGAGGTTTTTGTTTTCCGCGTTGGCCCCGGCATCAAGGTAAAGCGGGCAAACTGGCGCATGGACGGTTCGCTTGAACTGCGATCCGACAACGAGCAGAACGGCTATCCCACCGAAGTCATCAGCGAAGACATTGCAGATGATCTTTCCGTGATCGGCCAAGTGCTCTCTCTTCTTCGTCGAGCATAATTCGAGATTCTCTTAAAGGTGGCATTGACTCATTTCTCAATGAGAACAAAATAAGAACATTGGTAACGCCAAAAGTGAGGTAAAAGGGTATGGCGCCAACTGATAAGTTCGTTGTTGTTCCATTCGCGGAGCGGAGAATTGAGATGGTGGATGTTGATTGGAAGATTGCCCCGAAAAACGCCCGCTGGTGGGCGATCGATGCCACTGGCGAGGCTCACTGGTTTTGCGAGCCAGATATCGCAGCGTTTACGGATTTCTGGTTTTCGGAGCCGGTTATCGCACCATCCTTCGGCTTCAATGGTGACTGGAGAGCGAGCTTAACGGAACGCCCCGCCCGATTTGGCCTGGTCAGGTAATGCAAAAAGCCGCCTTCCATCTTCTGGAGGGCGGCTTTTTTCGCTTCGGCGTTGATTTTGCTAGGTTATTTGTCATTTCAGACGAACATGGCAGCTTCTTCCATCTTAGAATTGGAAAGTGGGCGCTCTTTGATGTCTGTTTGAGTGCGGCAGCTTAG